TAAAATGCACAAAGTCAGTATCAATCTAAATAAAGATCCAAACTACTCAGGAATGACCAAGGTAACAAGATTATGAGCAAAATTAAAATAGCAGAACTATTCTACAGCATACAAGGTGAAGGCAAATACATGGGTGTGCCCAGTGTGTTCTTACGCACATTTGGTTGCAACTTCAAATGTGCAGGCTTTGGCATGCCACGTGGTGAACTAAGCACAGAAGTTGAGGCAATTGCCATACAAGATGCACAAATGCCTTTTGGAGCATATAAGGATTTGCCACTAGTAAGCACAGGCTGTGATAGCTATGCTAGTTGGGATCCACGTTTTAAAGACTACAGCCCAATGCTGACTACAGATGCGATTGTGGATCGCATTATGGAAATACTTCCGCATGGTGAGTGGCGCGATGAGCATTTGGTTATCACCGGAGGCGAACCATTGCTGGGATGGCAGAAACAATATCCGGACTTGTTGGATCATCCCAAGATGAAAGGTCTTAAAGAAATTACCTTTGAGACAAATGGCACTCAGAAACTAACAACTGAATTCAAACAATACCTGCATACATGGAAATATCATGATGATATTGACTTTTGGAGAGACGTTACATTTAGTGTGAGTGCCAAATTACCATGCAGCGGAGAGCCGTGGTCGGATGCTATCAAACCCAAACTTGTATACGAGTATGAAGAATATGGCACAGCATATTTGAAGTTTGTTATTGCCACAGAACAAGACTTTGTGGATGCCGAACGTGCCATTGTTGAATATCGTAGTGCTGGATTCTCAGGACACGTTTATCTAATGCCAGTGGGCGGGGTAGAAAGTGTTTATGCAATGAACAATCGTAATGTAGCACTGTTGGCAATGAAACATGGATTACGATACAGTGATCGATTGCAGGTTCCGTTGTTTAAAAACGAATGGGGCACCTGACAGAGTGACTGACAAATCAAATCTTGTCAAAGGACGCGCCAGCTACGACAGCACCAGTACAGGATCGCTTGTTCCTTTTTTAAATAGGAATGTGACACCTTATGCTACCGAAAGCAGTGGGCCCAAGTTTGATTTGATCCCTGTCACCGAGCAGAAGGATCTCATGATCAATCATGCCAGGATGTATGCTCAACAAGAGTATGATCGCATAATGGCCCTGGTGCATGTGTTAGAAGACCAGGCACGGCAGATCAAACGCAGATTAGAAATAACAGATGCTGTACACGGAGCAGAGTTTCAATTCAAACTGGTGATGGGTAGATGTTATTGGTTGGTCTGGGAGAAAAGACGAGAAAAAATGTTACTGGTGCCCACTGGACCAAATGGTTGGAGTAGCACAGCGCCAGAAGATTATGAGTATGTGGCACAGGTAAAGTACATGGGCGACCATACTTGGATGGAAACAAAAGAGGATTGATATGGGATTATTTGATATTTTTCGAAAGAAAGCGACACCGGTACCAGAACCAAAAGTAGCACCAGCTGCACCCCGAGTTCGAGTGCCTAAAGAAGAACCCAAGTCTGCTAAACAACTGGCTACCGAAGCCAACGAGCCATATGTGGCTGTGTTGCGTATGGATGTGGATCCCAACAACTTGCATCAAGGTGCGTTCGAACTAGACTGGAATGAGATCTTTGTGGCGCGCCTGGTCAAAGCGGGCTACATGATCAAGAAAGATGATGCTGATTCAGACATAGTGGACCGTTGGTTCCAAAACGTATGTAGGCATGTGGTCATGGAGACCTGGGAACAAGAACAAGCTATCAAGAATTCTGGAGTGTATGTACAGTCAAGAAACATCGGCGATGGCCGCAGCGAGATATCATGATCTTCAATCACATCAAACAACTCAAGGTAGATGGCAAACGTATCGGCATTACCTTTAGCACATTTGATATGCTGCATGCAGGCCACATTGCCATGCTATCGGAAGCCAAGAACCACTGTGACTATTTGATATGTGGACTACAAACTGACCCCACAATTGATCGACCTACAGAAAAGAATCCACCAGTGCAGAGCATAGTGGAACGCCAGATACAATTGGCTGCTTGTCGCTATGTGGATGAAGTTGTGGTGTATCAGACTGAAGAGGATCTTGTGGATCTGTTGTTGATCTTGCCAGTGGATGTGCGTATTTTGGGCGTGGAATATCAAGGCCTAGATTTCACTGGGCGAGACGAAGGCACCATGCGAGGTATTGAACTGGTATTCAATGGCCGCGATCATTCATTCAGCAGTTCAAACCTGCGCCGACGTGTGGCAGCAGCCGAGAGTCACAAGGTACTTGCACAAAAATGATATTGTACATCAATGGCGATAGCCATGCAGCTGGCGCCGAAGCTGAAGTATCGTATGGCTGGGCTGAGGATGATGGTCGCTTTTGGGGCCAAGGTCGGCATCCACATCCTGACAACGAAGCGGTAAGTTTTGGTGCTGAACTGGCTCGGTTACTAGGCTGCGAGCGAATCAATCAAAGCCAAGCTGGCGGTAGTAATGCTCGAATTTACCGAACCACTGTTGAGTGGGTGCAGTCCAATCCTGATTTACTGGCAGACACATTCATGCTGATACAATGGAGCACCTGGGAAAGAGAAGAATGGTTTCATGATGGCGTATGGTACCAGGTGAATGCATCGGGTGCGGATCATGTGCCAGGCGAACTGGAACAACGATATCGTCAATATATCATTGACATAGACTATGATGCTTGCACCAGAGCCGGCCATGACCTGGCATGGAAATTGCATCAATATCTCTCCAGAAAAGGTGTAAAGCATCTGTTCTTCAATGGCAACAGCACATTCAGTGATTTGGCTCAAGACCCCAAAGTTTGGAACCACTGTTATTTAGATCCATACTGTACCCAATCAAGCTACGATCATGTGCTCAAAAACAACGGATTTGACTATGTAAATCCGAAATCTTATCATTTTGGCAAACAAGCCCATTGCTTTTGGGGCAAATATCTGTTACAATACATCAAACAGCACCAACTATTGGACCTTGATGAAATACCTACTGATTGACACTGCCAACATGTTTTTCCGAGCACGGCACAGTGCTCACCGTGCATCAGACGCCTGGACCAAACTGGGGTTTGCATTGCATGTGACACTGATGGCAGCAAACAAAGTGGCTCGCAGATTTGATGCTGATCATGTGGTATTTGCACTAGAAGGTCGCAGCTGGCGCAAAGACCATTACCGGCCATACAAGGCCAATCGTGCTGTGGCACGTGGCAAGATGACTGAAACCGAAGCCGAAGAAGACAAGCTGTTTTGGGAAACCTATGATGAGCTGACACAATATCTGAGCAACAAGACCAATTGCAGTGTAATACGTCATGCCCAGGCCGAAGCAGATGATGTGATTGCACGATGGATTGCATTGCACCCTCAGGACGAACACATAGTGGTTAGTTCGGACACTGATTTTGTGCAACTGATCGCGCCCAATGTTCAGCAGTTCAATGGCATCACAGACGAACTGATCACGCTGGAAGGCATATTCGATGCCAAAGGCAATGCTGTCAAAGATAAAAAAACCAAACAGCCAAAGACCATTCCAGATCCAGCTTGGCTGCTGTTTGAGAAGTGTATGCGTGGCGACAGCTCAGACAATGTGTTCAGCGCATATCCAGGAGTTCGTGAAAAAGGCACAAAGAATAAAGTTGGTCTCCGTGAAGCCTTTGCCGACCGAGAGAAAAAAGGCTACAGTTGGAACAATCTCATGTTGCAGCGTTGGACCGACCACGAAGGTGCTGAACATCGTGTGCTAGACGATTACGAACGCAATCGCACCTTGATCGATCTTACTGCTCAACCTGATGAGATCAAACTGTTGGTAGACACAGCCATACATGAACAGATCAGTCACAAGGATGTGGGCCAGGTGGGCACACACTTCTTGCGATTTTGCGGCAAATACGATTTGGTCAAACTCAGCGAATCTGCAGACAGCATTGGCCGCTGGTTGAACAAAACATACACAGGAGAACTAGATGATATTAGCAATGCCAGTAATAGCTGACCGCTATTGGATACTGAAAAAAGACAACCGCAAGGTTGGGCAAATTGAAGCACAGGACGATGGCTACACTGTGAAGATCAGCAACACAGTAAAAAAATACAAGACCATCAAGATGCTGGATCGAGATATTGAGTTTGTGCCGGCTGTTGAAATCCGGCCCAATCCAGAAAATCAAGTGTATGGCTATGACACCGGACAAAAAGTGTTCAATGCCATGTGGGACATACAACATCGACTGCCGCTGTTCACTCAAGAAGAACACAGCAAAAGCTGGTTTGCTGCCGGATGGTACTATGTCAAAAAGCATCGAGCCTGGAAGATGGTACAGAATCCCAAACTGATCACACTACAACGATACAGCTATCAAGGCCCGTATCACAACAAAGAACAAGCTAATAATGCATCCGTACGACTTTAAGGAAAACGTAAAAACGGTCACTGGGGACAAAAGTGCTTATGACGATTTTATAGATAGAAACTACTTTACCGTGTGTAATGGTGCTAGAGTTCTAGAAATAGGTCCATATTTTGGTCATCATACTAGGTTAATTGCAAAACATGCACCTCTTTACTTAGAATGCATTGAAGGAAATCCATCATGCCGCTCTATTTTAACACAAATACCCGGAGTGAATAAAGTTGTTGTCGACGATGTTTGGCTCAGGACAGATGTTGATCAGTTTGATGTTGTGATTTGTTTTGGTGTGTTATACCACCACCATAGCGCATTGCATCTCTTAGAATTACTTGTAAATTGTAACGTTCCAAAATATCTAATGCTCGATTGCGTGTCTGCTGAGCATCCATTGGCGTATTTGCCGGAGAGTGTTAATGTTGGGGGGTCAAGACAAATCCGCCAATCTTGGAAACACTGCGGATTTAATTTAAAAACACCATTCTTTATTATTAATCAATCACTGTCAAACATGGGCTACGACTGTATTATGACCCATAAATTAGAAACCAGTTTTTTTCCAAAGTCTAACGGTTGGGTAGCACTTTGGGAAATAAGGAGAAATCAATGAATCTTTTTAGAGATCAAGAGAAATTTATGCAGGCCTGTGACCAAAGCGTCACTGGTGATCAAACTCAATTTGACATGTATATTGGATTGATTGGGGAAGAATTTCAAGAACTGCAAGACGCTGACACTGACGTGGACACACTGGATGCCTTGATTGACATACTAGTTGTCACAATTGGTGCCATCCACAGCATGGGTGCCGATGGCGAAGGTGCCTGGATCGAAGTCATGCGTAGTAACTTTGCCAAGATTGATCAGGCCAGCGGCAAGGTTCTCAAACGTGAAGATGGCAAGGTGCTCAAACCCGAAGGTTGGACACCGCCCAAACTAGAACAATTCTTGAACAGACCATGATTGCTCCACTACGTGACGATCTCATGGTGCAGCAACAACTGGGCTCGGAAGATGTGCCTTACATAGAAAAGTGGAGACACATGGTAGCAGTGATCATGCTGAATCAAACGGGCCGCCGCCCCGTGAAGACTGTGTATCCCTTGTTCATGCACCACTGGCCCACACCCGGTAGTCTATTGTTCAGCACCCCCGAACAAGTAAAGAACGTTATCTGGAGCCTGGGCATGAGCACGGTCAAAGAGAATCGCATACGCAGGATGACTGATGATTATGTTAATTGGGATGGAGAAGATGCTACCAAACTGTATGGTATCGGCAAGTATGGATCAGACTCATACGAGATCTTTTTCAAGCGCAACTATCAGGTACAACCCACGGACAAAGAATTGATCCGTTATTTAGATGAAGAGGTGTTTGTATGAGCCTGCACATAAATCGTTTTGTAGACAGTATCAAAGCACATGAATCACGCAATCAACGTGATTTTGTCATGACCATGAGAGATGCCAAAGATCTACATGCAGACATAACCAAACTGCTGCTGACTTTAGACGCCATGCGAGCGCCTGCTGCTGGTAAAAACGAAACTGTTTCAATAGAACTTGACGGTGGAAGTTTTAAATCTACATAGATTATGTGATAAATAATGCTATGAGCAGGCCACGTCCACAGGTGTTGATTGAACACACCAACAAAGTAACTTACAAAACAGAACAAGTTTTGGCCAGCGAAGGAGTGTGGGCAGTATTTTACGATGCCAAACCCATCAATCTCAAAACCAGCCATATGCTCACACAGTACCCAGGGCCCAAGTACAAAAAGGTAAGTTTTTCAAATCCGGGCCATGCTAAAAATCTGTCCCGCAAGCTGAACACTCAATTCAAGACTGACAAGTTCACAGTGGTGTTGCTAACTCAGGGGTCACAAGTATACCCCGATGCCACATAAACTCTATTACACTCAGCAACTGCTGAAACTGCTGCCCGATGATGATCGGCCAACTGAAGACACAGCCATAAAAGAATGGTGGCAAGACATTCGTGAAGACAGCGGGTTGCGATTGAGTTGGGAAGGCTACAGCGTCATGACCCAGTTGGAAATAGAATCTTGGTCATTTGATACTGATTTTGCAATAGGGCCAGCCCAGTTGATATTGTTGAACAACAAACTTACCTGCCCTTATTTTATCATGATGGGCAAAAAAATGTTGGCAAAAAAACAGCCTCAAATAATACTGTATGGCACTCAAGAAGCCACCATGTATGCGTTGTATGGAGATTTG